GGGGCCGCAGTCATGAACCTTGTGTTGCTGATTGTTATTCTGATTGTGTTGTTTGGGTTTGGCGGGGGGTATTACGGGTATCGTGGTGGGTATTACGGCCCGCAGGCGTTTGGTGGGGTGGGGTTGATGCTGCTGATCATCGTGCTGCTTGTGTTGTTTGGTGGCGGGCGCATATTTTAATCGGTGCGGGAGAATTCTCCGCGTTCCGCTGTAACGTAGGCGCGGTAAGCGGCGCCCGCTTCCTCGGGGGTATCGAAGGTGCCGAGATAGACGTGTCTGTTGCAGTAGGATGCACCAGCACAATAGTTGCCGCTTGGGATGCCGCGGATTTTCTGGGCGTAGACGCCTCTTGGCAGGATGCGCTGCTTGTTCCAAGAGACATTCCATCGGTTTTGTTCGCCGGTAGCTAGGCGCAGGTTGGTCCACCGGTTGTCCAATCCGTCGCCGTTGATGTGATCTACTTCCAGTTTTGGATCACGGTTAGTCGTCATCTTCCAAATGATGCGATGGGCGTAGAAGAGATTGCCTCCAAGATTGACAATGATGTGTCTGCTTTTGTTGCGTGTCTGGCGGATAGTGCCAGCGATCGTTCCAGCATAATGCTTTGACCAAGTGGCGCATCCGGAAGGCTGCTTGAAATGCTCTTGTGGTCGAGAAGCGCGCCACCACAGCTCACCTGTTAGCGGATCGTAGTCGAAGCACTGGTGCAGATATTCAGCGGAGGGTAGGGGTTTAGCAGCCATGCGATCCTCTCATACAGGTTCGGTGGTTAGAGGCGCGGGCGCCCTCGCCAGGGCACCGCGTCTCGCTGAGAAATATACCAGCGGCTAGCGCATTGAGCCGCGCATGCTGTTCTGGACCCTCGTCGGCCTCGTGGTGCTTGCGGTGGTGATCTGCACGGTGGTGGGGATAGCGATGATCATAGCGACGCGGGACACCAACTTTGACTGAGGCATAGCGATAGCGAGTAGGGGCGGCTTGTGGGGGTGACCGCCCGCTACTCATGTCGCTCAGCCTGGCCGTCCCGGGCAAGGTTGCACCTGGGCGACGGGTGCCATCACAGCACGTTCGAGTCCAACCCGCAACGACAGGATTGAGGGGCCAATGACGACACGCCGCCCTCGCTACAGGCTGACATCGGCGAGAGCCAAGGTTGTGGGTCGGCTGGGAGGGATAGCGCGGGCGAAGGCGTTGTCGAAGGAGCGGCGGCGGGAGGTGGCGCGGAAGGCGTCGCTGGCCCGTTGGGGCACGCTGTATCGGCTGTAACGGCGCAAAGACGTATAGACGCAACGACACATGGAGACATCTGATGACGCTGCACACGTCCACGTTTGAGTATCTGAAGCCGACTGACGAACAGATGGGAGACATGGCGTTTGTGCGCGGCGCCTTTGCTGAGTTCATCGACGCCATCGACGCACATATTCCGGATGGCCCGGACAAGACCTACGTGATGCGACAACTACGGGACTGCGCGATGTGGGCGAACATTGCCATTACCCGCAACCCGGATGGTTCGCCGCGCGACTGAACATCAACACATGAGTAGCGCTACAGGCTGGGTGCCATTCCAGCATCGGTCGTCAAAGGAGTTACCCGGCCGGCCTTGGCTTGGCGGGGCGCGCACCCGCCGCTGTAGCGGGGACATCCTACAACAAACACACGGGGGCTTCACATGAAACGCTTACTCGCAACGACCGCCATCATCGCGGGCGCCATGTTCTTCCACGCGCCGGCGTATGCCACGGTCATACTCTCGTTCGGCCAGACGGCTGGGACGCCGGTCACGGCGACGGAGAACGGCGCACAGACTGCCACGACGCTGAGCGCTGTCGACGCGCCGATCGCCATCACGCAGATCGAGAACGGCGCGCCGGTCAATGCGTTCTTTGACCTCAGTGCGGCCTCGGTGGGCGCTGCACAACCGATCCTTGGTGGGTCAGCGCAGAAGTTCTCTGGGACGTTCAGCATCACGAGTTCCATTGGCGGCACTGGCACCAACTACCTGTCTGGCGTGTTCTCTGACGTGACGTTCGGTAGCGGTGCGGGTGGTGCGTTGGCTGTCGGTGCGCCGCCTGATGCGCTGACGCTGACATCCGACATCATCACCGATCTGTCCCAGCCGTCGGCGGTGGGATTGGCTTTCGCGAATATCACGCCGGGCTTCCAGATCGTGGGCACCAGCATTGGGAGTTTCACGAGCAGCGTGTCGGGGACGTTCAGCGCGAATGCAGTGCCGGAACCGGCATCATTGGCTGTGCTGGGGCTGGGGCTGCTGGGGCTTGGGTTGGTGCGTCAGCGGCGTGCGTGATGAGCGAGGAAAAGACGACCAGACTGTGGCTATGGAAGAACGGCGACCATTACCTCGCATTCGACAATCCGTGCCCGACGTATGGTGGCGGTGATCCGATGACGTTGGGAGAGCCGGTGGCGATTGCCATTCTCACGCCGTCGCGGCCTGGCTGGCAGAAATGGGATGACCAGGGGCGTTACGTGGCCTGATGGCCGAGGCGCCGCCCAACGGCAATGGTGGCCACACCACGGTCGTTCAGGCGGCGATCAAGCTGGGCGGGCAGGCTGCGCACACGTTAGGCCCGCAGTTCCTGGCGCTGATCATCGTGAACGGCTTGGCGTTGGGATTTCTGTTCTGGTTCGTGGATGCGCGGGCTCGGCACACCGCCGACGTGCTCAACCAGTTGCTGTCGGCGTGCCTGACGAAGTAGCTCGGCCAGCGTGGCGTGGCTGGACAATCCGCAACGTGACCTCTCGCCCGCAGTCTGGACACTCGCTTGGTAGCGTCATCGTGCTCCACATAACGCTACACGCTGGGCACATGATGCGGAATTCGTCGCCACGCAGCGCCACCAGAGGTTTGTTCCTACTCATCAACCTGCCCCTCACGGCTTGGCCTCGATCCACCGCTCCACGCAGGCGTCGCAGAGGCGCACGCACCAGCCGTCCTCGCGCCACATGATCAGCGGCACGTCGTCCTCGTCGAACGCAGCCTCGCAGATCGAGCATTCCTCGGCCGCTGGCTCATCCGGGCCTCCCCACGAGAGTAGGGCAGGATCAAAGTCACGCCGGAAACCAAGCCGCATGCCCGCCTCCTACTCTCCAAAATGCCCCATTTCCGCGCCTGCCATGCAGCAAAGTGCCAGTTGCCACAATTGACCGGCCTCTGGGCAAAGAAAAGCCCCGCACTCACAGGGAGATACGGGGCGCTGAGGTTCTCGGACTTATTGCGGCCCCATCCTAGCACTGCGGAGAGCCGCCATGCCAGCCAGCATGAAGCACGTCGTCAGCGTTCCCTGGACCGACGAAGAGCGCGCCCTGTTGCGGCAGATGTGGGAGAACGGCCTCGGCCCGGTGCTCATCGGGCGCATGCTGGGGCGGTCGAAGTATTCCGTCACCAAGCAGACGCAGGCGTTGCATCTGCCGAAGATGCGGCCGCAGCCTGGGGCCCGGCCCGCACCGGAACCACGCCAGCGACCCCCTCAGCCACTGCGGCCGGGCGTACGCACCCTGCCGCCGCTGCCGTCTGAACTGCATGCTGATGAGTGAAACTGCCGCCCCTGACTATGCGGAGCGGATGCCACCCTCGTGGGCGGAAGCGATTGCGAGGGCACCAAATCCGTATGAAGTCTCTCTGGCGCGGTATGCCCGGGCGCCGATCGCATTTGTTCGGGAAGTGTTATTAGCTGAACCTGACGACTGGCAGCTGAAGGTGCTGCGGGCGCTGGCGCGGGGGCACACCCGGATCGCGGTGCGCAGCTGCCACGGGCCCGGCAAGACCGCGCTGGCCGCCTGGGTTGCTGTGTGGTTCTCCAACACCCGCGCCCCGTTCAAGCTGGCGATGACGGCCCCGAGCAGCCCGCAGTTATTCGATGCCCTCTACCCCGAGGTGATCAAATGGCTCGATCGGTTGCCGGGGGCGTGGCGCGAGTTGTGGCACGTGACCTCCGACCACATCACGCTGAAGAGCAACCCGGAGTGTTTTATTACGGCGAGGACCAGCAGGCCTGAGACCCCTGAAGCCCTTGCCGGCCTGCACTCGGACAACATCCTGCTGGTGGTGGACGAGGCGTCGGGCGTGCCGGAACAGGTGTTCGAGGCGGCATCAGGATCGATGAGCAGTGCCGGCGCGATCACGCTGCTCATCGGGAACCCGACCCGCTCCAGCGGCTTCTTCTGGAAGGCGTTCATGCTGGAGCGGGATCGGTGGTTTACCATGAAGGTGGGTTACCAGGACAGCCCGCGGGTGACGCAGGACTTTGCCGACGAGATCGCTGGCCGGTATGGCCAGGACAGCAATGCGTATCGGGTGCGGGTGCTGGGCGAATTCCCGCTGGCTGATGCCGACACGCTGATCCCAGCCGAGCTGGTTGACGGCGCCATGGTGCGGGATGTCGCGCTGGACGGATCGCCGGAAATATGGGGCGTGGATGTCGCGCGGTTTGGCACCGATGCCAGTGTCCTCATCAAGCGGCGGGGCAATGTGGTGCCTGAGATGCCGCGCAGCTTCCACCAGCTGGATACCATGATGCTGGCGGGGGCGATCAAGGCGGAATGGGACGCCCAGATCCAGAAGCCGGTGCTGATCTGCATCGACGTGATCGGGATCGGGGCGGGCGTGGTTGACCGGTTGAACGAGCAGGGGTTGCCCATTCTCGGCGTCAATGTCTCGGAGAGCCCGAGCACGACTGGACGTTATAGCCGGCTCAGAGACGAGCTGTGGGTGCGGTGTAAGGAGTGGCTGTCGTCACGTGCGGTTCGGCTGCCGCGCCATGAGCGGCTACGCGATGACCTGGTGGCGCCGCGGTATGCGTTCCTGAGCGATGGGCGGTTGAAGGTGGAGGACAAGAACAGCATGCGCGCCAGGGGCCTGCCATCATGTGATTACGCGGACGCATTGAACCTCACATTCTGCCAGCAGGGACTGGGGGTCGGGTCGGGGATGAGCGGCGGGATCTACGACAAGGTAGGTTTGCGCATGGATCTCGGCCAGGAGGTGGAGGTATGAGGTTATCCCAAGAACGGGGGACGTTTCACTGGACACCGACTGTGTGCGTGAAATGCCAACGCCGTAAGCCGACGCATGGGTACGATCCGGAAACCAGCGAGCCTGTTTTGTTTTGGTGCAGGCGATGCTGGGCGGGGCGTAAATTCAAGCCCGCGACAGCACGCGCATGAGTGGCCTACTTGGTCCTGTGGTGGCGCAGGGCATCACGCCCGACAGCGGGCAGGGGCAGCTGGCGACAGCGATCTCGTCATTCTTCGGTGCGGGCGCGCCGCAGTTCAGCACGCAGGCTCCACAGGCTCCAGCGCCCGATCCCACCTACGACAAGTGGGGCCATGTCATCACGGGACAGCCGCAGCCGCAGGCCGCAGCACCAGCACCCGCCGCGCCGCCGCTGAACGTGGGGCCGGGATTGCCACAGGCACAGCAAGGGTCCAGCGCCGTCAATCCAGGGGCGAGCGGCTACGACATGTGGGGGCGCCAGGCGCCCGCACCGGCACAGGCCACCCCACAACTGCCGGGCCTGGCCGACATCCTGGCGATGATCCAGGCGGAACAGGCCAGGCAGGCGCGGGCGAACCAGAACGCGCCGCAAGGGCTACTAGGCGGTGGTGGCAACGAGACCGGCGGCGACCAGGGTTCTGCCGAGGGCAGTGGCGCCGGTAATTCCGGCGGCAACAGCGCTGGCGGTGGCTCCGGCACCGACACGGCGAACTGGTGAGGATGCGCATGTGAGCAGTCTTCCGCAATGGCCACCACCCGATGATGACCCCCGCCACATGGCGATCATGCAGGAGTGGGTGCGACGCATCGTCAACGAGGCCGCCCAGGCAGTGGCAGATAACATCGTTGAGGAAGTTGGCAGGATCTTCCTGGAGACGAAGACCGGCGCATTTGATTTGCGGCAACGCATGGCCGTCATCGAGCAGGCTGTCGAGAAGCTGAAAAAGGCCAGGTCATGAGCGGACTGATCCAACGACCCGGCGGCCTGCTGTCCCCCATAGGGATGCCCCAGGGGATGATCCCGCCCCTGCCGCCGCTGCCCAATCTTGTTCCCAGCGGCATGCAGCCTCAGGGCCTAAATCTTGGTAGCGAGCAAATGCTTGCTTACTTAGTCCCACAGCCGCGCGCCGATGTTCCCGACGATCCGGACCAGGGCCTGCCGCCAAACCTGCGGCGCTACGCGGCCGGGCTGCGGCCGACATCCAAGCCGGCCGGGGTGCCGTGGCAGCAGGAGATCGTATTCGAACGCCTCGGCAAGGACGACAGGGAGATTGAGGCGGTCGCGCAGTATTATTTTGGCGTCGCACAGAATTACGACGCGTATCTGTCGCGCGAACGGATCACGGCGTCGCAATACTACGATGGGCGCCCGCTTGGTGATGAAACGCCAGGGCGGTCACAAATCGTGCTCACGGTGGTGCGCGATACCATCAGGAGCACACTGCCGAGCCTCCTCCGCGTGTTCACCGGCGTCGAAGACCCGGTCAGCTTTGAGCCGATTTCATCCGAGATCACCGGCAATGATCAATTAGCGACGACGTTGGCGCGCCAGGCGACCGACTATGCCCGCTGGGCGCTCATGACCGCCAACCATGGCTGGCAGGTGCTGCACGATGTCCTGCTGGATGCCCTGACCCGCAAAGCCGGGTGGGCGCGCTGGTATTGGGGCAAGCGCGAGCAGGTGCGGACGGATGTCTGCGAGGGCCTGCTACAGCCGCAACTCCAGATGCTGCTCGCCCAGCCCGGCATCGAGGCGCAGCGCATCGTCCGGCGCCCGATGACGGACGAGGAAATCTCCACCCTGCAAAAGACCCCAGACGGGGCGATGTATCTACAAAGCGGCGGCGCCCCCGAGATCTGGAGTGCCACCATCACCCGCACCGCGCAGCAGAACTGGCCGGTAGTCGAGGCCGTGCCCGCCGAGTGCGTCTGGGTGGTCGCCGACGCCGATACCGTCGATGGCGCTCGTGGTATCTTCCACGTGCGCGATGTGCCGGCCAGCGACCTGATCGAGATGGGGCTGCCCGAGGACAAGATCCTGGCCTACTGCGACACCATGATGCGGCCACAGCAGCGCCGCGAGATGATCGCCCGTAACCCGGCGCAAGGGCACAACATCAAGCCGTCGCCCCCAGGTGACCGCAGTATGGGCATCTGTCGATACGCCGAGGGCTGGATCAGGTGCGATACAGATAACGACCATAAAGCGGAACTCATCCACGTTCATATGCTGGGTAATGCCACCAAGATGATCCAGTGGGAGCGGGTGGATGAAATACCGCTCGCTTGTTTTACCCCATACAGGGAACCCGGAAGGCTGATCGGTTACTCGCAGGCCGACATGGTCATGGACCTGCAGCGGGTCGAAAGCCGGGTCATGCGCGCGACGCTCGACAGCCTGGCGCAGAGCATGTTCCCGCGCACGGTCGTGACGCTGGGCCAGGTCAACCTCGCGGACGCCAGACAAACGGCCATCGGGTCGATCATCCGCACCACCCAGGCCGGCGCCGTCACCGAGCTGGTGAAGCCGTATACGGGTCAGGCGGCGCTTGAGATGATGCAGGCCCTGGAGGCGATCAGAGAGAGCAGGACGGGCATTACGCGGGCGAGCCAGGGCCTCACCGTGGATGAGCTGCAATCGACTGCCCCGGTGGCCGTCTCGGCACAGACATCGGCGGCGCAGGACCGGCTCGACATGATGGCGCGCACGCTGGCCGAGACCGGGTTGGCGCCGCTGTATTCGGGCTTGTTGAGGATGATGGCGCGGCATCAGGACCGGCCGAATGTGTACAGGATTAGAGGGCAATGGGTGCCGATCGACCCGCGTGCGCTGGGCGTGATGTGGCAGACCAGCGTCAATGTCGGCGGCAAGGGCATGCCGATGGAACGGCTGGCGATGTTGAGCCAAATCGCCGGCAAGCAGGAAATGATCATGCAGACGCAAGGGTTAACCAATCCCTTGGTCGGCGTGCCGGAATACCGGAATACGCTCAGCCGGATGTTGGAAACCGCCAACATTGCTGATGTGTCCTCGTATTTTAAGGCATTACCCCCTGGGTTCCAGGCGCCGCCGCCACCACCCACACCGCCCGATCCGTCGCTGATCCTCGCCCAGGTGCAGGCCGGTAAGACGGCGGCGGATGTCGAGAACGACCGGGCCAGCGAGCAGACCAAGCGGGCGCAGATGCTGACCGACGATGATCTGAACAGGGACAAGGCCGCGCTGGACGCCTGGACCAAGACCTGGGTCGCCGGCGCCCAGTTCGGCACTCCCGTGCCGTCACTCACCGAGTTTCAGCAGGCCATGGCGTCGAGGGTGCCGGGCATCCAGCTGCTCGGCAACCTGCCGCCGCCCACCAGCCCGCAGATGCCCGCCACGGCAGGGCCACCGCCAGGCCAGCCGCCACAAGGCCCACCACGGCCGCCAGGGATGCCCCAAGGGGCGCCCGGGCCATCGATGGTGCCGCCACGCCCACAGCAGCCCATCGGGCCGCCTGCCGGCTCGTTCAACCCAGCCCAGGCGATGGCCACGCGCCAGGCGCTGATGCAGGGGCAGATGCCGAGCGCCTATGGGAACATCGCCGCCAACGCAGCAGCGAAGAGCCTGTTCGGACCCGGAGGGCCGCCATTGCCGAGGCCGGGCGGGCCACCACCACAACCAGGGCAGTAATTCCACGATGCATAGAAGCTGTGCTAGAAAGCTGGCCGGCGGCACACATGGAGCTCCTCTCCATTGTCGCGAGTGAGGCCGAGCGGTGCCTGAAACACCGCTCGGCCGGCTCACTTTCCAGGTTGAAATTCCTAATTACACCAGGACAATAGGCCCATGACGGATGAGCTTCATCCGCTCTTCTTCGAGGTCATGTGCGACCTTATGGACATTATTTATCCGATCGACCCACATCAGGAGGCCACCATGGTCACACGCGCAACAGGTTCCCAAAGCACAAAAACTATCCCGAAAGCCGGACAAAATAAGCCCCAGGGCGGCGGGGCGGCCGGGGCGGGCAAGGATCGCGGCACCGCCAAGTTACCCACCATCAGCAGAACCACAACGCCCAAGCAGCGATAGCCCGTGAGCGACCTCTCCCGCGAGGAACGCTAATGTCTCGACGCAAGCAGCTTTCGCTGGACGAACGAGAGCGAGCAGTTGCGGAGCGGGAAAAGGCGTTGGAAACCCTGCTTCCGTACATCCATCCGTTTCTGACAAAGATGCATTACTGGCTTACAGAGGCTACGGAACGTATATACAGTGAAATGCCAAAGCCAGAGGAGGGTATGGATGCGTATTTCCGCTGGCAGGCGCGTAGGATGGCGATGCAAGACACATTAGCACGACTGCGGCTGGAAGTAGAAAAGCCGCCGCGGCAATGAGCGACCTCTCCCGCGAGGAACGCTACGAGATCCAGCGCCGCGGCGGCGAGGCCCATCGCCTGCTGCAGGACCGCGAACTGATGGACATGCTCGGGTTTATTCGCGAGGGCGCGGTGCAGACGGCGGTGCATGGCGCCGATATCCGTGAGCGCGAGGACGCCCGTAATCTCGCCAGGGCCATCGACCACCTGGCTACCGAAATGCGCTCACGCCTCGATACCGCGCTGCTGCAGAACCAGCGGGAGACCGATGGGCGGCGGTTTGAATGAGGATGTACCATGAGTGAGAGTAGCCCATCCGCGCCTGCTGCCCCGGCAGCCACGCCCGCAGCAGCCCAGCCGGCCACCCCGGCACCGGCAACCAACACCAACGTCGTCAACGCCCCCGCGCCAGCGTCCCAGGAGGCCATCAGCCTCTCCGATGCCGGCCGCATGCTGGCCGCCAAACGCCGCCAGGACGCCGCACAGGGCCGTCAGGCGCCTGCTGCAGCGGGAACACCCCAAGGAGCGCCAGCAGCTCCCGCACAGCCCGCAGCGCCGGCAGCCGAGGGGAAGGCCGCCACCCCGACCGACAGCTACGACACCATCGCCAAGGCGCTGGGGTTGGATCAGGGAGCGGCGCCAGCACCGGCCGAGGATTCCCCCACCGAAGGGGCAACCGATGGCGTCTATACGATCGACGGCCACCGCGTCACCGCCGCCCAAATCAGGACGGCGATGGGCCAGGCCGCCGACTACACGAGGAAGACCCAGGAACTCGCCCAGCAGCGCCAACAGCTCCAGCAGCAGGCCGAGGCACTCGCCACCGTGCTGCCCCATATCCAGCCGGAACTCGCCAAGCTTGGTGAGCGGCTCCAGGGAGCGACACCGCCAGACCCCGGCCTGATCGAAAGCGACCCGCAGGGCTACCTGCGCCAGTTCGCCGCGTATCAAGCCGCCACCGCCGAACAGCAACGCCTCGGCACCCTCACCCAACTGCAGCAGCAAGCCTACGACCGCTCGATGTCGCAACAGGTCGAGGCCGGCAACAAAATGCTGTCGGAGAAATACGAGTTCTGGCGCGATGATGCGTCACGGAGTGCCGTCCAACGCGATATCGCCCGCTGGGCCGAAAGCAAAGGCGGCTACACGAGGCAGGAACTCCAGGGACTGTCCGATCCGCGCCACGTCGAGAGCATGATGAAGGCCATGATGTTCGACCGCATGGTGGAAGGCGCCAAAACCACAGCCCCCAGGCCGGTGCAGACCGCCCAGGTGCGTGGCGTGCGCCCGCCGCCAGCCGCCGCCGCCCAGGTGCAGGCCATGGAACAGGCGTTCGAGGCCGCACCCAATGCCCGCAATGCCGCCGCCCTGCTCAGCGCCCGCCGTGCATCCACCAACAGCAGCGGCAACGGCCGGTATTGACGGCACAGTAGATACGCTCGTAGCGTCCCGCCGTCGCCCGAAGGAGTGCTTGCACCAACCGGCTGGGCGGGCCGTGTAGTCGCTTGGCTGACCAAGCGTGGCTTCTGCTCCACCCGGGAGTGCTTGCACCAACCCAGGAACGGCCAGACCGCCCGCAGTCATCTCCATTGCGAACCAATCTTGATCGGTTCAACGGCAGAGCGCCCGCACGACGGTCGCGCCTGCCATGCAAATGGAGGCAACTTTGGCAGTACCCGCACAAGGAGCGGCACCGAGCGGAACATACATCGAAACGGCAGCGGTGGGTGTTCGAGAAGATCTCGCATCGATCATATATAAAATAGACCCAGACGAGACACCACTAGTATCAGCGTGTTCCCGCGTCGGTTCTAAGCAAGTCCTGACCGAATGGATCGTGCAGGAACTCAATCCAGCCGCAGATAACGCCCAACCCGAGGGCTTTACCGCGGTTATGCAGGCGGTGATCAAGCCAGTAAGACTTAACAACGTCTGCCAGATATTGGCCAGGACTGTCGGTGTCTCCAACACGCTCCGTGTGGTGGACGTTGTCGGGGGCGAAGACGAGTACAACCGCAATATAATCCTGCGCGGGATGGAGGTTAAGCGCGACCTCGAGCTGGCCGTGACCTCGCCATTGGTGCGCACCATCACCGATCCTCGCCACATGAGCGGCCTGCCCTGCTACACCAACTTCGGCGCACGCGGCGCCGGCGCTGGCGTCATGCCGATCGGTGACGGCTCCAACGCAGGCACCGCCGGCACCCCCTACGATCTCACCCTCGCTGTGGTCAACACCGCCATCCAGCAGTGCTGGCAAGCCGGTGGCAATCCAACCATTGGGATCATGAGCGGGAATATTAAGAATTATTTCGCGACATTGTCGCAGGGCGGGACCGGAAATCCCATCGTCGCTCAGAACATCGTGCAGGCATCACCGACCGGGGAGATGACCATCCAGGGCGCGGTGGATGTGTACAGGACGAATTTTGGCACCTTGCAGCTCACGCCAGACCGCTTCATGCCAGCGCATCAAATCCTGCTCGTATCTACGGACTACGTCGAGATGGCACCACTACCAGAGCGCGATATGATCCAGCAGGATTATGCCCAGACTCGCACCGCGGCGAATGACAACGCCAGTCATTCGATAGCGGCATAGGTCCTTCAGCAAGTGATTGCTGTCGAAAACTGGGTGAATTCGGTGAAGGCGCAAACAGGAAAGCTGTGCGTAATACCGAGCCAAGCCCCGCAAGGGGAAGGTGTAACGACTAGGGGGCAACCCCGTAGCCGCAAGCGCGGCGAAGCGCCCAGCCCTGCTACGGCAGGTGATGAGATAGTCTGTTCTGCATGGAGACATGCAGCAGCCCGCAAGGGCGGTTGGAGATCAGCGACCTCCAGCGAACACAAAGGGAGACAACTCACAAGGCGGCGTGATTTTCGAGGGCTGCATACGACCCACCGCCCCCAAAGCTCACGCGACGATCTTCGACCTCAATCAGTAACGAATAGCCTAACGGTAGCGTTCGATGTAGGCGGCACCCTCCCTAAGTCGGGAGGGGTCGTCCTCGGCATTTCCGAGCATCAGATTGCACTTACGGCACAACCACCCACGAAACTTTCCGGTTTGGTGGCAATGATCGAAGTGCATTCCCTTCTTAGGGTCCGGTGGCCCACCGCAGATATCACAGACCTCTGGGCGGGGCCTTTCGGCCATCGCATCCAAGGCCAATGCTCGCAGCATGCGGTTACGTGCTTGGTGCTCCCTCTCTTTGGCGGTTATCTCGCCGTTCTCGTCTCGGATGGCCTTACGGTTGGCCTCCTTGATCTTCTCACGGTTTGCCTCGCGATACCGACGCTTGTGCTCTCGAAGCCTGGCGCGGTTTTCCTGAGCATACTGCCGCATATAGGCAGCGCGAGACTCGCTGTTCTTGTCCGCCCAAGTGCGGAAAGAAGCGGAGGCGATTGCCTTCCGCGTCGCTTCGTCATCATGTGGCATCAGCTTCGGTCCTTCTCACCAGGATCGTTGTCAGGGGCGCTGTCGGCTTGGGAGAGTCGGCAGCACCCCGCTTATAGCGGCATCCCGCTATGACCGACAGACCGTTCTACGAGTCCTGGAACCCGGTAACGCAGCGGTCAACCGAGATCGTGACCGATGCGGAAACCGGGCTTCCGGTCATCATCACCTCGCAGAACACCCGCCCCATTGTCGAGAGCGCCAAGCAACTCGCGTCCAACTTCGACAAACACCGGCCGAACCCGGACGGCATCACCCATGTCGCGCGTATCCCCCTGGTCATCTGGCAGCAGCTCCAGAAGCTCGGCATCACGAAAGACCAGAAAGCGCTGAATGCCTGGCTCGATGAGCGCGACAACCGCGTGTTCAGAACCGACGACGCCCGCAAGATCTGAAGGAGACCACCATGGCCAGCCCAACGAAACACGACGCTCCGCATGCCGGTAGCATGAAGCCAACACCCGGCGTCGGTGGCGCTCCCGCAACCGCCGGGAGCATGACGCCGATGGCGGGGCACGTCGCCCAGACGCCCGAGACCAAGGGCGCCGAGCCGACCATGGTCGAGGGCATCGATCCGGTGCTGCTGCATCGCCTCTATCCCGACGCCGATAGCGCCGAGGATGTGGCAGCGCGGGCGCTCGCACAGGGCCAGCAGACCTGGGAGCAGGGCGCGACGCTGGTCGCGGCGCAGCAGGAGCCGATCTGGATCGAGGGCGACCCCGCAGTCGCGCCCCAGGTGATGCCAGGGCAACCAGCGCCAAAGACCAAGCCATGAGCGGCACCATCGAGCCCGTGCTGGTCGAGGGCATCGATCAGGTGCTGTTGATACGTCTGTATCCCGAGGCAGAGGCTCTCAGCGCTGCCGGCGATATGGCGCTCGCGCAGGGCGTGGAGACTGCCGCCGCAGGCGCGGAGTTGGAGAGCAGCCAATACGAGCCGGTGCTGGACATCGATGCACCCGAGGGGGGCGGTCCCGATCCGGTGCCAACCACACCCCCGGTCAACGTCGATGTGCCGCTCGTCTCGCAGAGCGGCGACACGCTCACCTGCACCATGGGCAACTGGGAGGGCATGCAAGCAGAGCCGCACAGCTACGCCTATGCGTGGCAGCTGGATGGCACCTCCATCCCAGGCTCCGGCGCAACGCTGCCCGTCGTGGCAGCCGACGCCGGCTCGACCGCAACCTGCGTGGTGACAGCTACCAATGCCGTCGGCAGCACGGCAGCCCCACCGTCCAACGGCGTCGTCGTGGCCGCGCCGCCCTGATGGCCTCCCTGGCACAACTCCAGGCCGATGTGGCCGGCTATCTCAATCGCCAGGATGTGCTCACCAATGGGCAAATGCCGGGGTGGATATTGGCCGTCGAGACCGAACTCGCCCAGACGCTGCGCGCACGCTGCCAGGTGACATCCGCCATCCAACCGATCGATGCCCCCTACATCGCCCTGCCGTCCGACTTCGCCACCATGGAGTCCATCAGGGACAACGTGACTGGTGAGGAGCTGGTGCTGAAGGACCAGTGGTCTGGTTCCTGGTCCTCGCAGCATCAGGCGCGCGGCTGGCAGGGCTTCGACAATTCGTGCGCCTTCAGCGGCCCCTCGTGGGCGTACAGGCTGGTGGCGAACTGCATCGAGTTCCTGCCACATCCCACGATCCCAAGCCCTCCAGACCCCTCCTGGGCGCCGCAGAGCATACTGATGGGATGGTATCGCAAGCCGCGCCCGCTGCTGCTTCCAACAGATACCAACCCGATCCTGGAGGAGCTGTATTCGGTCTACCTCTACGGGGTGATCAAACAGGGCGCGATCTGGGCAATCGATGATGACCGCGCCACACAGATGGATGCGCTGTTTCAGCAGGCGGTGACGCGGGCCGACCTCGCCAAGCAGCAGAGTGATTATTCCGGAGCCCCACTGAGATCGGAGATGGCAACATGCTTCTAAGGCGTTGTCTACGTCATAGAGGCGAGATCTGATGGCAGCCCTCCAGCGCCTCGCCCTCCGTGGCACGCCCAAGGCCACCAAGCAGGCGGCGCGCTACACGCCAGCCGGCGGTGCCGAGCGCTGCGGCATGTGCCGGCACTATGTCCCGTCCAGTTCCTGCGCGCGCATCGAAGGACCGGTGTCCGCCGCCGGGTGGTGCCAGCTGTATTCGCAGCAGGTGACGTGGCGCCCGCGCGCCGGCCAGGACGCCGGGTTCAATCCTGGGCTCGTCCCCCCGGGGGTAACGCTCGACCTGTCGTTCCTGAGCGCTGGCACGCTCGATCCGCGTATCACATTCACACGCGCCAGCACCGCGACCTACTTCGATGCCACCGGCACGATGAAGCCGGCGACAGCCAACGCGCCGCGCTGGGACTACGATCCGGTGACGCATGCGTTGCGTGGATTGCTGATCGAGGAAGCGCGCACCAACGTCTGGCTATACAGCGCCGATCCGACGAACGCCGCCTGGACGAAAGGGCAGGCGGGCAGCGTTGCGCCAGTCGTCACCGGGAACCAGATCGCGGCGCCGGACGGCACCGTGACCGGTTGCCGCGCCGTTTTCCCTGCCCTGACCGTGGTCGGCAACTTCACTCTGCTCTATCAATCGTTCACCCTCACGGCCGTGCCATATACGCTCAGCGTGTGGTTGAAGGGCAACGCTGGCGGCGAGCAATTATATCTTGGCATCTCAAACAGCGCCGCCACCGTTTTCTATTCGACCCCTGTCACGCTGACCACGCAATGGCAGCGGTTTGCACTTACGACCCCGGCGCTGACGGCCGGGTTGTGGTTTGTTGACATTGGCACCGATCGGCGCGATCCGGCGCAAGCCGCAACATCAGCACAGACAATCTATGTCTGGGGCGCACAGCTAGAGCAAGGCGCATTCCCCACCAGCTACATTCCGACGACTGCTGCGGCTGTGACGCGGAGTGCTGATCTGTGTTCTATCCCGACCAGTCCTTGGTATAACTTCAACTTCGTGTCGCTGCTGTTCGAGATTTACAATCCGGTGCAGCCATCAGGTGCGCTTGGTGGATTTGGCGATAACACGAACTTCCCCAATTCACTCTATCTATCCACCGGCACAACTTTTAATCGTGGGGGCATCTCGTCAGCAAGCAGTGGGCCATTGATCGTCGGTGCGGTGAATAAGACATGTGGCACGCTCACTACATCGACCATCCAGTGTTGCACCAATGCTGGTGTGATCGGATCGGTTGCAAACGCAGGTGGAGCGGCTGGTGCAGTTACGTTGCTGGCACTTGGTGGAGCGGCGTGGTTCCTTGATGGCACCATGAACGGCCATATGCGTCGCGCACGCTACTGGCCGCGTGTGCTGACCAACGCCGAGATGCGATCGGTGACCACCTGATGGCAACCAGCATCACCTTCCCCTTCGATTGCTGGATGGGCCTGCAGGCGCAAGGCGCTGAGGTATCCGGCGTCGGCTATGTGCGCCGCCCCGCTACGTTCGTGGACATTGGTGATGGTCGCACCGCTGCGAACGCCGCCAGCGTGCAGTGGCCGGCGTGCGGCAGCGACTGGGGCACCATCGACACCGTCAACCTCTACGACGCGGCAACCGGCGGCAACCTGCTCTGCACCGAGGCGGCGACCTCGGCGGTGCGCGGCAATATGTACGACGAGCTGCGCGTGTCGGCCGGCGGTTATGAGGTCTACAACGCGCCAATTCCGCCGCGCGGCTTTGGCACACTCACCTGGGGCGTCGGCAGGTTCGGCACATTCCACTCCTTGGTGCCGCCATCCAGCAACATCGGCTCGCCCTACAACGTGGGCGGCTATGGCGTCGGACCCTATGAGATGGAGGACCGGCGAGTGCTGCTGTTGCGGACGTTCGGCACTGTCGCGCTGTGCGGCAATCAGCCCGGTGTATGGGCGCCAGGCCCGTTTGACGTGGTGGCAGTATCATGAGCGGAACCGACTGGACCAAGACCACAAACCTCGGTCTGTTCAAGCCAAACTATGACGCCGACAACAACCAGTGGGGAAATCACCTCAACACCAACGCCGACACGCTCGACAGCACGATCCACGCCTTGCAGACCGGGGTCGGTGGCGCTGGCACTGTCTCCTCGGTGGGCACATCAGGCGCAGGTATCACAGGTGGCCCAATCACCACGACCGGCACGCTGGCAGTGCAATGGAACGGCGGCAGCGTCAACGCGCTAGGCAGCAACCTGGCGATCACCACCGGGACGCTGGCGGTGACAGGACTGGCGGCATCAGCGACCTCGGACACCACCAACGCGGCGAACATCACCTCCGGCACCCTGGCAGCAGCGCGATTGCCGGCGCTCTCCACGATGAGCGGCGCCGTGTCCTATGCACAACTTCCGACCGAGGTGGCTCAAGTGCCGATCAGCTTCCCGTTCAGCGGCAAGCCAGCGACCGGCGCGGTGGTGAACGTGCCGATGCCGATGGTTTTGACGGTGCCAGCATCGCTCGCCGGGACCGTGGTCTACGACACCACGCAGGCGACGGCCTCGACGGCGTTCGTGCTGAACCGGATCAGCGGCGGCACCACCATCACCGCACTCGGCACCATCACCATCACCAGCACGTCGCACACATCAGCCACCCTATCGGGGGCAGGCGGCACGCTGGCGGTAGGCGATGTGATGCAGATCGTGGCGCCGACGCAGGATGCTACTCTCGCGGACGTTGGGATTACGATACTCGCGGCGCGCGTCTGATGGCCTCGGGAGGCTTTGTCGGAAATACCCCGGTAACACCATCGTTCGGCAACGCCGGTGCCAACTCAATCTATCTGCAAAGAGTGACAGCGCCGCAGAATGGCACGGCGACAGCCATCCTGCTCGACGTCAATACCGGCGCCAGCGGTATCAGCTTCAAAGCACTCGTCTACGATGGTGCGCACAGTGCCCTGCTGGCGACCGGTTCGGCCGTCACAGCGGTTACCACGGGCTACAATCGCCTGCCGTTGACCGGCAACCTCAGCCTGACCGCCGGCACCAACTATTACGTCGGCTATGTTTGCGCCAACACCCTGCCGGTCACGACTGGTGCCGCCGGCACTGCCTGGTTTGTCAATGGCGGCCAGAGCGTTGCCAGCCCAGCCAATCCACTGGTAGGCGGCGCCTCCAGCTCCAACTCGCTTATGATAGCACTGGAGCTTGACGGTACTTCGTCCCCTGGGTTTGGTTTTGGTCCAGACGAAACATCCGGCGTGACGCTGTCGGTCTCAAATACCGTGGCGACATTCACAGCGACAGCCAACCTGGGCGCCAGGAGCATCCTTACGCACACCAGCGGAGTCGGGAAATACTACGCTGAGATCACAGTAGGCGGGACGGTCAACAGCGGTGTCGGCATCGGCTTAGCCGGTGTGGCGTGGGGAACCGGACAGGGAACTGCAACAGTTTGGGCCTATGTGTATCTTTTGGCGCCGGGCGGCGCGCGCACCGATGGTGCGAACATTGGCCTTACCTATGTTACGGGCGACACGATCGGGGTCGCCTATGATGCCGGAAGCAATCAAATGTGGTGGAATAAGAATAACGGCATTTGGAACGCGAGCGGGGTTACCGGCAACCCCGCTACGGGCAGCAATGGCTACGTCATCCAGGCGCAGTGGCCGATGGCGCTTTCGGTGGCGACCGGCACCACGGGCACGGCCGCGGTCTTCACATTGCGCGAGACGAGCGCAGCCCTATTGTACGCTCCGCCCTCGGGTTATTCTGCGTGGTCCCCTGCTGGGGCAGTCAGCAGTGCTGCACAGGCCCGCGCCATGGTGCTGGCCTGATGGCAAACAACCGCAGGAGGTGGCTGGCGTCATGAGCGGCAGCAGCGACTACACCACCACGCCCCATCTCGGGCTCTATAAGCCCGTCCGCAACATGGCCATCGGGACGTGGGGCGATCTGTGGAACTCCAACGCCGACGCGCTAGACAGCGCCATCCACTTTGCCTCAGGCGGCGGCCCGTTCCTTCCATTGGCGGGAGGCTCCGTGTCGGGAACGCCAGGCGTGACTGCGACATCAGGCTTCTTCGGCGGTGTCGCTAATCCAGGGATGCGGGCGGGTGGTGCCGCGCTCACTTGGGTGGGCAAATCCGACAACAATCAGATGTCATATTACGATCTGCTGTCGTCGTCGGCATTCTACGCGCAGCCGGGGATGAATATCGCTGTCGCGGGCGCTGTCCGTTCGTCCGACGTGGCTCCTGGCTACGTCGCCATCGGTTTCGCGTCCTATGTCACGTCGGACAGTACGGTTGCGAACGCTGCCCCTACGTGGGGTTTCTATGCCTCCAATCGCCGTCTGCCGGGTGGCGCTCTGAGCATCGGCATGGAACTTTCGATGGGCAATCTGGCACCTACTGCCGAATGCAACGCCTACTATTTCGCCGCCGGCATTACACCCAGCCTGTGGCTGACATCCGGCTCGGAAGCGCATACCGCAGGCGAGACGTTGTATCCGGCGTCGGTTGCACTCGGCATCGCCTCCAACGGCTCATCTTTTGCTAAAGGCATCATCATCCGCGACGGTGCAATCGCACAGAACCCGGCGACGACGCATACCGCGATCCAGATGCCGATGTATCACGAGATCCAGTGGATCGTTGACGGTGCCAATACGCGCGGCGCGTTTATCCGTTCCGATGCGTCTACAGCCACAGGCGCGGCTGGCATCAAGTTTGATGGCACCGGTTTTCATGTGGTCGATGCCGCAACTGAAACGTCGCGTTTCTCTGTTTCTGCCACCGGTGCGGTGTCGTTGCCGGGTCTACAAGCGTCAGCGTCTTATGCCAGCGATAGCGCCGCTGCGGCTGGGGGCGTCGGGCCGGGACAACTATACCGGAATGGGTCCGCCGTTCAGATCAGGGTGGCCTGACATGGACATGCAGCCGATCGAACCTTCGCGCCAACTCTCCGCCACGCTCACCGCAGAGCAGTGGAACGTGGTGATGTTCGTGCTGCGAAAGCATCCACTGCCATACGAGGTCTCGGCACCGATCATCGATAGCATGGGGCAGCAGTTGCAGCAGCAGGCGCAGCCACAGCCGCAGTGGGACATGCAGACAGAGCGCGTCATACCAGACGGAGCATAGGAGACAACGATGGCGACCTTCGCAGGCTCGATGTCCAACACCGCGCAGCCCAACCCGCAATGGGTGGCGTGCGATGGCAAGCCCTATTATGTGCTCGACGCCAAGCAGCCAACGCGCACCAAAGGCGTGCTGTCGGAAGGTAACCGGCAGGATTATCTGCGCCTGGTCGGATGGCAGGGGCGTCGGCGTGGCCTCGGCCCCCTCGGCTGGCTGATCCTGATGCCATTCGATGCGGGCGCCACCTACAAGATTTCCACTGCTGACGATCCCGTTGAGACCGCGCTCACGCCCCCCATCCCATGGCCCGGAAAGCCGCCGGCTGGGATACGTTAGAGGCCGGGGATGTTGAATTGAGCACCTTGGCCATTCTTTGTCCGATCCAGGTAGGCCGCCAGCATTCTAAGGCGTTGGGGATCGTCATCGACGAAACCGAGCGCGCGATTGCAGCCATTGCACAGCCATCCACGGAAGTGATTGGTCCGGTGACAGTGATCAAACACGATCATGCCGCGATTTCCTCCACATACATCGCAGCAGTCCGGTTTTGGTCTGGCTGCCAGCAGTTCAAGGTTGCGGACATGGTTGTGCTTCGTGAGCTTATTACGTGTCTTGTGCGCATAAGTATGTTTGCCTCTCGCAGCATAGCCTGCGCGCTGGGCCTCGTTGATCTTGCCCCTATTCGAGGCTCGATATTTCTGCATATACGCGGTTTTCTTGGCGCGAGTTTCCTCGACCGTTTTAGGAACGCGAGGAGCCTTCGGCTGTTTAGCCTTCCACTCCCTGATATAGGCACTCAGGTGCGGCCGGTAACGGTATGGGGTATCTGGCATCAGCTTCGATCCTTCTCGCAAAGGTTCGGGGTTAGGGGCGGCAGTGGTGCTCGCTACACCTCTGTCGTCCCGCACTATAGCGGACGGAGCGCAGCGCTGTCATGAGCGACACCACCACCCCCAACTATGGTTTCGATCTACCAACAGTTGGCGCCTCGCAAGACACCTGGGGTGGCAAGCTGAACGCCAATTGGGTCGCGGCCGACAGCGTGATCCACGGGCTTGCGTCAGGCTATCTGACGCTGGGCGGCGGCTCCTTGGGTGGCAGCATCAGCATCAACCCGCCGGCTAGTTACGCGCAGCTTGTCCTGAACAAGCCGGCCGGCACTTTCGCCGACCAGGTCGTGGCGGAGAGAGCATCGACGCTGCGCTGGATTCTGGACCTGGCAGACGCCACCGCCGAAGGCGGCAGCAACGCCGGGTCAAACTGTACTCTCAGTCGCTACGACGACGGCGGTAACTTCCTCGGCACGCCGCTCGCTATCAATCGCGCTACTGGCAATGTCACCATCGCGCAGGCGCTCAATGTCGGCGGCGCCGTGTCCGCCCCGAGTGCTGCCTTCAGCGGCCAGGTGGGCGGCGCCAGCTTCAACAGTGCTAGTGGTTTCTTCTACGTCGGAAATACCAGCAATTATTACCTCGGGCGGGGCAGCGACGCCGACTGGCGGTTCGTTGAGAATGGCACGACCAACTTTACGGTGTTGGGAAATGGCGATTGCTCAGTTCGCGGGGTCCTGTTTGCTGGCACCACGGTGCAGGCCGCGGGCAATGTCCTCGCACGAAACGGCCTCACCTACATGGGAAACGGCGGTTCCGGTGTCGCGTTTCAGTTCTCGACATCGTGGTATCTCGACTGGAGCAGCGCCAACGGCACGCTGCAATACGTGACGACGGCTGGCAACTTCATCGTCGCCCGCACCTCCGATCTGCTGTTCTTCAACAACCTCGGTCAGATCGGTGGCCATGGTCCCTACGCCGATATTTCCGACGCCCGCAGCAAGTCATCCATCGAGGACTCGGCCCTGGGGTTGGATGCTGTTCTGCGCCTGCGCCCCGTCAGCTTTCAGCGCATTCGGCGTGATGCCGACCCACGGCCTCCCAAGTCCGAAATTGGGTTTGTTGCGCAGGAGGTGGCCGAGGTCATCCCGGAAGCCGTCCAGGCAATCGGCATGGAACTGCACGATGGCAGCGGCGGCGAGAATAGCGCCGAGCCCTCGCTGGCGCTCACCACCACCGCCATAATCGCGGCACTGGTCAACGCCGTGAAGGAACTCACGGAGCGCGTGGCGTCCCTGGAGCTGCAGGGTGCCTAGACTCACCCAGTCACCACCGCCCGGCATCGTGAGGCAGTCAACCTCCGAGGCGACATCGGGGCACTGGTTTGACAGCAATAATGTGCGCTGGCGTGGCGGCGTGCTGACGCCCGTGGGCGGCAATGCTCTGCTGCAGGGCACCGAGGTATCCGACACCCCGCGTGATGTCCTCACCTGGCACGATAACAGCTACCAGCGCTGGGCTGCCTACGGCACCGATACGCACCTCTATGCGTATTGCTTCGATACCGGGACCAACTACGACATCACCCCGACCGGTGCCCCGCCGATCCTGCCGCCTGGCTATCCATCAGGCTACGGCCTCGGGTTCTATGGCGACGGCCTCTACGGCATCAGCAGTCCGTCTGGTTCGCCTATCGGCCCTCCCGGCATCCTCGGCCACATCACCGACTGGTGGTCGATGGACACGTTCGGGCAGTTGTTGGTCGTGGTGCCGACCCAAGATGGGCATCTCTATTCGTGGAACCCCACGACACCGACCGTGCATGCCACGCAGGTGTTGAATGCGCCCACCGGCAACCGCGGCGTAATCGTCACCGATCAGCGCCAGGTCGTGTTGTATGGCGCCGGCGGCGACCCGCGCGCTATCGCCTGGTCGGACCAGGAGGACATGACGGTCTGGACGCCGGACGTGACCAACCTCGCCGGCTCCAAGCAACTCGTCACCAACGCGCACGCTTTGACCGCCTGCAAAGTCTCGTCGGGCATTCTGCTGTTCACCACCAACGACGTGCATCTGATGACCTATGTCGGGCCGCCATACGCCTATGGCATCACCCAGATCGCTGCCGGTTGCGGGCCGATCTCGCCGCGTGCGGTGGCCGGCGCTGGCGGCTTTGTCGCCTGGATGAGCCTGCAAAATTTCTGGCTCTACAACGGCAACGTGCAGGTGCTGGGCTGCGATGTGAAGAACTGGTTTTTCAGCGTCCTTAATCCTGGCTCGATCGGCCGCTTGTTCGGTTCCGCCAACCCACAGTTCGCGGAGATCTGGTGGGACTGGCCGGATGAGAACTCGTCCGGCGAGTGCAACCGCTACATCGCCATGAACTACTCGGGCGTATTGCCGGGCGTCTATTCAGGCCAGGCCGGTTCGGTGGCGGGCTACTGGCTGCTGGGTCGGCGCGCACGCACCGCGGGCGATCGCATCGGCACGCTGGACTACCCGATCCTTGGCGGCCTCGGCCCCGGTGGCACGGGCGGCGCGCTCTATCAGCACGAGACCGGCTGGACCGACAACGGGGCACCACGCGCCAGTGCCGGCGAGGTGTTCGTGGAAAGCGGCTCCATCAACCAGGGCGAGGGGGATATCCGGTTTCATGTAAAACAACTCGTATTTGACAGTACGACCGATCCTGTTCTAGCGCCTAACTTCGGGTTCAGATTTTTCGCCCGCGAACAGCCTTGGGATAGCGCCGAGACCGATACCGGGCTGTACACCGGCGTGCATGATGGGCTGATGGATACGCGGGTGTCCGGGCGCAGTATTCGGATGCGGCTTGAGGCGACGGCCGATGCGCCGTTCTCGGTCGGCCGCACGCGGATTGATCTAGCCAAGGCGGGGAAACGCTAGATGGTCGCACATCTCAGACATCCAGCAGCGCCGTTCGTTGCCCCGCTCTCGGGCGACATCAACCAGCGGCTGGCGCAAGTCGCGGACGCACTCAACCGCAAGGCTGACGCCAACGGTGCGTCAGTGTTCCCGATGATTGGATTGAGTTCGCCGGATGGCACCACATGGAAGCTGAGCGTGGATAATACCGGGGCACTGAGCATTGTAGCGGTGCCCCGGCCATGAGCCTCACTGGTGGTGAAAAGGCCCATCGGCTGCAGAAGGCGCTGGACTGCGGTGGCCACGCCACGCACCGCATGGACGACGTAGTGCGCATGCTCAAGGCCGGTGAGGCTTTTCTATTCGAGAATGACGGCGGCGTTATCATTGCTGAGATACAGTCATTCCCGCTTGGCAAGTCGGTGTATTATTGGCTGATCGCGGGTGAGCTGCACGACTGTCTGGCGCTTGAGCCGACCATCGACGCCTGGGCACGCGAGCAGGGCTGCATCGCTGCCACCGCGATGGGCCGTAAGGGTTGGGGCAGAGTTGCCTATGCCTCTGGGTGGCGACCGCATTTTCCGACGTTCTACAAGCCGCTGGTGGCTCCCGATGGCACGTAAGCCGCAAGGCCTGCTGGGCACGCTGCCGGAACCGGTGGCCGATGTGGCGGCGCAGATCGGCGCAGTCGCGGACCCGCGCAGTCCCAAGACCTCAGCTTTCATGGCCAAAGGCACCAAGGTGCCGCGCACGCTCCCGCCGGGACTGGTAAAGGCCACACGCCCCGAGGGCACGCTGGTGACCAACTCGCCGGCGCAGGCCAAGCAGTTCGCCAAGGCGCGCACGGTGACCGATGGGCATCTGGCGAAGCAGCTCGGCTACCCCGAGAGCAAGCGGCAGGCGATTGCGTCAGGTGCCCCGCGTGTCGTGCAGGGGCGCACGCCATCGGGGGCGGTGGCACATGAGAGTGTTGCAAGCCCCGGCGGTGTTCCTGCTGCTGCGCGGGCTGCGGCTCGTGCCGTCCCTGGCGGCCGGGTCGTGGTGACATCGCCGCTGGCCGCGCTGTTCCGCCGCGCCGTCATGAAACGAGGCTGACATGAGATTCAACGAAGCCGGCCAACCGGACCACCTAGCATTCGGTGGCGTCTACAAGAACAAGAACGGTAGCCAGCAGACCACACAGCAAGGCACCAGCAACACATCGGGTACGTCGTCAACGCAACTCCCGCCGTGGCTGACCGGCGCGGCACAGCAGGCCGTCGGCACCGCACAGACGCTGTCGCAAGACCCCAACCTGTTCACGCCCTACGGCGGGCAACAGGTGGCCGATCTGTCGCAGGGCCAGCAGCAGGGGTTCAAGACCGGCCTGGGCACCGACGATATTGGGATGGCGCAGCAGATCGGCGGCACCACCGGCAACATCTACAGCGCGATCAGCGGCATGGCGCTGCCGCAGCAACAACAGTATATACAGGGCGGCCTGCAGCAGGCGCAGGGACTGCTCGGGGGATGGGCGGGGCAGGGACCGGCCAGCGCGCAAGGCGTCGCACAGGACGCGCAATCGATGATGTCGCCATACCAGCAGGCGGTGATCGATCCGACGCTGGCGCTGGGGCGCCAGGCGCTGCAACAGAACCTGCAAACGGTCGGCGCCAACGCAAATCAAGCGGGTGCATTCGGCGGCTCGCGCCAGGGCGTCATGGAGGGCATGGCGCAGGCACAGGGCGCGCTCAACGAGCAAAACGTCCTCGGCAACCTGCTGAATACCGGCTACGGCCAGGCGCTGACCCAGGCGGGCAACCTCGCCAATACCCGGCAGAACCTGTCGGAGGGCGCGGCGAGCAGCCTGGCGTCGATGTATGGCAACGCCGGCAGCACGCTGGCGGGCTACGGGCAGACCGACCTCAACAACGCGCTCTCCACCGGCTCGGGACTGCCGCAGCAGTATCTGCAGAACCTGCTCGGCATCGGCGGCTTGCAGCAGAGCCAGCAACAGGCGCTGCTGAATAGCCAGGCGGGTAATTACTACGCGCAGCAACAGCAACCGATCCAGAACCTCGATCTGCTGCTTTCCGCCGTCAGCGGCGTGCCCTACGGCACCACGGGATCCACGACGGGGACCGGGCAGACATCCGGCACCACGACGGGCACCACGACGCCGTCCACAGTCGATCAGATCGGCAGCTACCTGGGGCTGATCAGCAAGGTGGCGTCAATCGGCGGCGCGGCAGCGGGGATATAAGCGATGAGTGACTTCAGTTTTGATGATGCGGCACTCTTCGGCAGCGGAGGCGGCGGCACATCGTCGTGGGGCAGCGGCGCCCTGCCGGCGAGCAACTGGAACACCACCGGAAGCAGCGGTGGTGTGGACTATTCTAAGCTCGCCCAGGGGCTGAAGGATGTCAGCGCAGCCGCTGCACAGCCACAGTCTCCAGCGGCATCCAACCTGCCGCCAGGCGCGCAGGCAGCGGCCGGGCAGGCTGCATCGGGCGCCTACAGCGGCAACCCCGCCAGCATGAACGCGCTCGTCCAGATGCTGATGGCACGGGTGCAGGCGCTGCGGGATGCCAGCAACCCAGCCACGGCTCGCCCGATCAATCTCCAGGGCGGCAGCCGGACATCCGGCTTGTTAGGATTGTAGCCATGGCAGCACCTGACGACACCCAGACGGCAGCGCCTCCGGACTACCCCTCACCGCAGGATATCCAGGCGGCGCTGGCTGCCAGGGGACTTACAGCAGCCGCCGCCGCGCCACCACCAAGCGCCGCGCCAGCGGCAGCAGCCGATCCGGCGCAGGACTATATCAGGCAGCAACTTGCGCTGCTCCAGGCGCCCCTACCCTCAGTGCATCCTGACACCACCCCGGCCCAAGGCGGCATCGTGGGCCTGCTCGGCAGGATCGGCATGGCGCTCGCTGGTGGCAGCGTCACCGACACACTGTCACCGGCCCAACGGGAGCGTGCTGGCATTCGCGCACTCGGAGATTTCGGCACGTCGCTGATGGCGGGCTCGGGCTACTATCCGGGCAAGCCGATGTTTGGCGGGTTGGCGCAGGGGTTTGAAGGCGCGACCCGGAGCGAAGCTGGCAGCGAGCAGCAGGTCGCCAGCTACCTCGGCGCGCAGCAGAATTGGCAGCTGGAGCAGCAGAAGCTGCAGATGGAGCGGCTCAAGGAGGCGCTGCCGCTGCTGCGGATGGAGGCCGGTTCGAACATCCCAAATGCACTGCTCAGCGCCAACACGCCGGCCGTGCCAGGAACAGCTGGCGGCGCTGGGAAGCCTGTCGGTGGTGGCGGACCGCTGACCGCCTACGGCAAGGGCGGGCCGGCCGGTAATGTGCCGGTGCCTCCCGAATACATGCCGCTGTTCGAGGCAGCGTCGAAGCGCACCGGCGTGCCGGTTGATCTGCTGATTGCCCAGGCTCGGCAAGAGAGCGGGTTCAATCCCGGCGCAACGGGCGGCGCCGGCGAAGTCGGCATCATGCAGATCCACCCGAAGACCGCTGTCGATCCAGGCTTTGGCCTGACTGGCGTGTCGAATGGAGATGTCCTGCGTGATCCGGCAAGAAACATCAACTTTGGGGCGGATTACCTGGCGGCCCGCGCCAAATCCGCAGGCGCTGACCTGAGTACTCCCGAGGGACAAGCGAAGGCACTCCAGGCGTACAACGGCGGTGGCGATCCGAACTACGTCGCCAACGTCACGCGGTATATGCCCCCGGTCGCGCCCTATAACGTGGCCACCACAGGAGCCGTTCCAGGGCCTCCCAGCGGCTCTACGACGGCGCCCGCAGCACCAGGCCAGACGCCGCCACCGGCCTCCACAGCCCCGGCAGCACCTCCCACGTTTGCCGACTTCCAGGCGCAGAACCCGATCCAGATCACACCGGCCGAACAGGCAACGATGGATAGTCTGGAGCAGGCCAAGAAGCAGGCGGCGACGGAGTTGCAGCGCGCGCCACAAACCGGCGTCGATCGGGTCAAGGCGCTGGAGGCATACACCACAGCCGCCAACAACGTGACCACAGCGCAGCGCCAGATCCAGAAGGACCACACCGACCAGCAGGCGAAGCTGTTCACCGAGTCTAACTCGTTGCAGCAGCAGGCAAAGCTGAAGGCGGACGAACTCGCACAGGCGGCGAAGCTGAAGGCCGATGAATTGGCGCAAACGGCAGGGGAGAACGAGAGGAACCGACAGGCGACGGAGCGGCTTGAGAACATCAAAGCTGGCAATACCTACCACCAGGAGCTTGACAAACAATCCGCGCAATACGCGCAGGAAAACACCATCAAGCCGATGGCAGCGCAGGCGACAAAAGCGCACCAGATGAACCTGGGGTTGTCGCAGCTTCTACCGGTGCTGCAGGATCTGCCGAAGGGCGGTGGGGCGCTCGGGGCGGTGCTCGATGCCCACCCCGATCTGGCGCCGCTGTTCAATACCGCCGGCATTCTCACCGACCGATCAGCCGACGCGGTGCGCCTGGTCAACGGGCTGGTGTCAAACATCTCGACGGAGATGAAACCAACCGGCCTCGGCGCGCTGCGGGAGTACGAGTGGGACGCCTTCAAGGCACAGTTGCCTAATTTGATTTCGACCCGGGCCGGTCAGCAGAAAGCGGTTGCGATGCTGATGAACATGAACGATCGCATTGCCCAAGAGCACAGTTGGATGAACAACTATTTCAACCGCAAAATCCCCGACGATATGTCGGCAAAACCAGGCGCTATGCGTTCGGCGCATAACCTTGACACTGACGGCGCCGAGAGCGCTCAGCAACGTATGGACAAAGAACTGGGGCCGATCATCCCAAGTTTCACTGGCCAGTTAAGCGGCGCCAATCAGGCGCAATGGGAGCAGTCCCTGCCTCCCGGCAAACCCTATTACAAAGTCTGGGCAGTGCCTGATCCAAAGAACCCTGGCCAGCCAAGACGCGATGCCAACGGCAATGTCATGACCACCAAAACGCTGGAGGTCAGGCCATGGCAGTAGGAGACGACCTCCCGCTATTGCCCGCTGATGCTGTAGCGGCACAACCGCCGCTCGCTGAGCAGCAACGCCAGCACACAGAGCAACAGGCACCATCGGGGGATGCTCTGCCGCTCGCTCCTGCGCCGACGCCTGGTATCCTGGATAGCTCGTGGTCGGTGGCTGGTAAGCGGTTGTGGGACGCCGGCACGCGCGGCGTTGGGCTTGGCACACGCGCCACGGTGGAGGGGCTTTCATCGCTGCCGATCATGGCGCTGGATGTCGGCACATGGCCTGGCAGAGCAATACAGCGTGCTGCTGGCATTCCAACCGATGCGCCATCAACCCTGCGAGACAAGGCGCTTGATGCCGCTGGATTGCCTACACCTCAGACGCCGACAGAACAGAACGTCTCGACGGCGGTTGGTGGGGCTGCATCGGCACTCCCAGCACTGTTGACTGGTGGCGCGCCGACCGTGGCGAATGCCTTGCGCCTGCTCGTGCAGGGGGGTGCCGGCGCTGTAGCAGGCAAGACGGCATCGGAGTCCGATCTGGTGCCGCCGTGGCTCAAACCAACCGCCGATATCGCTAGCTCGATTGCCGGAGCACGATTTGCTGATGCCGCCGCCAACCTTGGTGTCAAAGGCGTCAATGCCATCGCTGGCAACATGAGTCCCATCTACCAGGCGTTTCAGCGCAGTGGCGTCGATCCGCGTCTGCTTGGAACAGTGGCGGGTGGCGAGGGCGGCCAGTCGCTCGAAGCTGCCGCGTCGCGCATTCCATTCGCCTCCTCGGTCATGCGGCCGGTGCAACAAAACACGCTTGATCAATTCGGTAATTCGGTGGAGCGCACCGCATCTCAACTCGATCCCGCCGGGATCGGCGTTACTGCACAGACGACCGGCGATCACCTGCAGAGCAGCTATCGCAACTGGGTGGACAACGTCTTCAACGGGCCGCAGGGCAGGCAGGAAACCGCGTGGGCACCGCTTAATCAACGTATGGCAGGGGCGTCCGTCGATGCAGCACCATTTCGGTCCGCGCTCACAGATGCTGCGGCACCGCCAAACCTGGCCAGCATGCCAGCAACGCAGCAGGCATGGGCCTCGGGGCAAGCGCAGCGCTGGCTTGATGCGCTGAACGCCGACATCGGCCGCGGCAATCTGACCTGGGAACAGGCGCAGGCGATCAGAACGCGCGTCGGTGACGCCATGGGCACGCCTGGCATCGCTGACGCTGTCGGCATGCAGCAGCTGCGGCGAATGTATGGTGGCCTCGCCGATGGCATGCGGACAAGCGCGGTGCAGAACGGTCAGGGTGCGCTATTCAACAACGCCAATGCGGTCACCACCGCCGGTCACAATTTCATCGAGACCGTGGGCAGCAAGATCGCCAAGGCGAACAACCCATTGCAAGAGACGGTGGCCCCGGAGCAGGCAACCAACAGCATCATGAATAGCGGCGACACAACCTTGCAGGCGGTTCGGCAGGAGATGCCGGACGCGGCCGATGTGCTGGCGGCTTACAAGCTGCGGCAAGCACAAACGGCCAAACCCTCGGTGGCTGGCGCCTACAACGACACCTCGACCGGCACGTTCCTCACCAACATGAACCGATCGCAGCAGCAGACGCCCGGCGGCCATAACGCGCTCTTCAACACGCCAGCGGTGCAGGGGCAGTTGGATGACCTGACCGAAGTAGCGAGGCGGCTGCGTGCGACCGAGCGTCATCTGAACACGTCAGGCACAGCAGAGCAGTTGGGTTGGATGCAGTATCTGCAGGGAATCGCGGAGGCCGGTAGCGAGATGAAGCTAGGAAAGCTGGCGGCTGCCATTACTGTCCCGCCCACGCTAGGCACCGGCATGGGGCGGCTGATGACAAGCCCGCTGGCGACGCGCTTGGCGGCAGCGAGGGGTATGGGACCGGGGGCGGTAGCTCCCAGCACAGCCGGCCTGCTGGGTGCTATACCGGAAATCACTGTCAGGCCACAGCAGCCCGGTCAGTAAGGCTGGGTCTTGTACAGGACCACGATTGCAATGAGCAGGCCGACGACGAGCAGCACGTAAAGCGCAGGGGCGGCGCCGATCAGCACGGCAATCAGGGTGCCGGGGCCTAGGATGGCAATGGCCGAGATGACGACGAGAGCGAGCAAGCCCATCACATCAATCCAATCACAGTGGATCTGCTCGTTGAAACGGAGCTGCTCCGGTGCAGGCTTGATACAGCATCCAGGCAGGGCCGCCGATAATCACCGCCAACAGCAGGATGGCGATGCCGAGGACGCCGAGGCTCAACAGGTGCTGCATTAGCGTCCCGGTCTCGCCGGCACGCGCGCCAATGTAGGAGCGTATCCCCTTCTGCTCAGCGCGGATGTCGCGTAGCTCGCTCTCAACTACCGTTAACCGATCAAGAATGCGCTCGTTGCCGTCGCTCACTTCAGTTTCTCCAATCGCTCCGAGCAGTCTCGCAACACGCTTCTTGTCGCCTCTGCCTGGGATGCCAATGATTGCACCAGCCATTTTTCGTCATCAGGCCAGAGCCGCTCCATCGTCGCCAATAAATGCAGGATTTTGTTGTTCTGCGCTTGCTGGCGATCAAGGCTGTCCTTCAGCGCGTCGGTTGTGATCGGTGCCGCACCCATCTCCCACGCCTCTTGCATCACCATGTCACAAGGTGTCCATGACGCCTCGCCCCACGCCAACGTGCCGTCACTGCCCATGCAGTGCAGGAATGTAGCAACAGCCCGCAGCCCAGCGTCGCCGTGCTGATCCTTCACGTTCTCCAGCGCGCATGTCGGCCGGGCTGTCATTTCTCAACCTGCTGCCAGGTTATGCTCCCCAGCGATCACCACCTCGTCCAGGTCGTCGCCGGGCTCGGCTGGGAAGCGTTCAAAGGCCTCGGCCAGGATAGCGCTGATATCGCGCTTGAACCGATCTGGCGCATCCCTGATGGCGTCCCCCACCGATGGCTTGTTGCCGATCTCCACCACCTCCTGGCGGTGCGTCAGCACGGCGCAGGCTGCCCGCAGCTTGTCGATCCATGCCTGCCATTGCTCGTCAGTGCGCTGCGGTTGGGCGGTCGGCTCGTCGGCCGGCTTCTGGCGGTAGAACCGTTCTGCACGGTAGGGAGGCTCGGCATCGTAGGGCGTCGGGTCCACCTTGCGCTGGTAGCGCGGGGTGGATGCTGGCTGAGAGCGCATGCTCTCGCCGTCATCGTCATCGTCGGCCAGCACGATGTTGAAAACCATGCCCAGCAAATAGCGCCGCAGATACGTGACGGCTGAGCCTACCGCCTGCACGCCCGTCGTGGCTGTGCGGCCACCCTGCGAGCCGATATTGTTGGTCGGCGCGTCCAGGTAGTTCTCCTCGAAATACCCGGAGGCGTGCGCCACCGTGCAGGTGATGCGGATGTATCCCTCGGGTGCTGGCGCTGATCCGAAGCGAACACTAAACCCATGCGCCGTATAGATCGGGCGCATTTCTCGGTCTAAGTCCTCCAGCTTCGCGTACTTATTGCCGAGGTGCTTGTTGGTTGCGCTGCGAACGACCGGCGGCATGTCAGCCTGCGTGGTTGCCATGGCTTGGTTGAAAGCGCGGCGAGCCTGGTCGTGCTCCATCTCGCGTTGCATCCGCAGCAATTCGCCAAACTTCTGCACGTCGAAGTCTGGGTTTATGGCGGCGCGCTCTATGAAGCTCATCAGAGCGGTGCTGTTGACGGGGGCAATCTCGTTCATGTCATGCAGTCCTAATTGTTAGCATCGGCTCTGGGTTCTTCAGCTCCGCGCCCGGTATCGTCTCGCCAGCGCGCAGGGCTTTGCCGATCGCCACCATGTCCGGAGCGTGGCGGATGTAGGTGTCGGGTAACTCATCGGCATTCGTCACCACCGGCTTGCGCGGCCACGTCAATGACGCCGTATATACTGGACGCTCAAGCGGACTGACCTCAAGCGCTTCCACGATGTCGCGGGCGATTTCCCGTGCCCGAACGGATCTTGCCTCGATGCGGCTGGCGCGTTCTCTCGCGAGTTCCGCCAGCTTCTTGTCCGAGATGGCATGCTCGACCACACGGTCGAGTACTTCCAAGATGTCGCTTTCGCCTTCGATGGTGGAGATTAGCAGCCCATAGTCCTCGTCGTCGGGGAGTTGCGAGATGGCCTCCATCGCCGCTCGCATGGCGTTCTGGATGGCGTGCGAGCTGGGGAGCGACTTACTCGGCATCGTGGCGCTCCCGGCGTAGCTCGTGGAAGCCCAGCCGCACTTCAGGGCTGTCCAGCTTCATGGGGATGACCTCCATGTGGCGCACGCGGTCGGCCAGATCGAGCAGGTTGGCGGCGATGTGCTTTGCGACGCTCGGCATGATGGGTTCGAGGCGGTTGGCGTATCCGGCAACGCGGTCTGCCAGGTTCTGGTAGTCGTTGCTGATGCTCATGCTGGTGTGTCCTGTGGCTCTTGAGTTGCGGGTGTCGGCGGGTGGTCGCGGTGCCAGCCATCGATGGCAGCCTCAATGTGTCGCTCCAGTTCCCGCCGCAGTGCGTGGGCGATGATCTGCTGCATCTGAGAGGCTTTGAATGCGCTGATCGCTGCCTCGATGCGCTCGGCCAGATCCTGCTGGCTGGCAGAAGACGCCTGCTCGTCAAACACGAAGCGTGCCGCCAGTTGCGCCACTGCTGCTTTGCCTTGGCCTGTCAGGCTCATGTTGGTCTCCGATGGGGCTGATGGGGGTCACGCGCCGGGGGTGTCTGACTGGAACGGCAGATCGTCGTCGTCCGGCGGTTCGTTGACCCCGCCGGCGACATGCAGCGGCGGGTCGGCGGGGGGGACACGGCGGGGGGTGAACACGGCGCGCGGTCCTGGTGGGCGGCCACGCTTGCGCTGCGGGTGCTCCAGCATGGCGATCAGCTCGGCCACCTCCTCGATGCGGCTCTTCACCGCCACGGCGTCGAGTTCGAGGTCTCGCTGGCGCAGCTTCAGCGCCGCGAGCAGGTCGGGGCAGGTGCCGGTCATGCCGCCCTCCGGGATTGCTGCCGCGGTAATTCCCGCAGGAACAAAGCGTTAACGGCGTGTGATTTGGTGTGCCAATCGCTGTCGCACGGTGCAGTTGCGGAAGCTTCCGCCGTAACACTTGCATGACACGCCCATGACGGGCGTAGACTGGTTTCGGGCGCGCCTATCCCGCCAGAATTGCTTAGCCGCGACGTTCCAGACGCACCATCGGCTTGGCCCCCTTGGACGGGACACCAACGATGTCGGAGGAGGAGGCCGTCGTCGTGCCTTACCGTAACCTGAATGGGGATGGTGTGTTCCATCCCCCGACTATAGGGGTTAGTAGCCCCAAACGCAAGCCCCCCGTGGGGCGGTTAGCCCCCGTTATCCTGAAAAAGCCGGCGCAGCGTTTATCGTGGCGGATGTGCTGGTCTGGGGCGCTATGTCGGGATTGCCTGATCGACGCAGTGACTGCCGAGGCGGTGCAAGCTCCGGGTGATCAGCCACGAGAATAGCCGCCAACTCCGGATCCACCCCTTCCGGTTTTCCCTCTACGACGTAGATCAGCGAGATACGCAGGGTGTGGAAGATTTTGTGGGCCAACTGTAGGCCAGGGTTGGTTTTCCCGTCTTCTATGTTCCTGATTGTCGTAACGTCCACGCCAAGTTTGCGGGCAAAATCCGTCCGGTTCGGCTCAACGATCTCGCGCGCCCATAGGATACGCGCGCCTCTTGCCTTGCGCTTTTCCGGTGAATCGTTGGGCGAACGGGTGAACGCCGGCGGCGCTTTGCGGGGCTTTTTCATAGCGCCAAGTATGGGGCATTTAGCCCCCGCTTCGCTACTGCCTTCAATATAACCATCGCGCAGTCCCATCCTGGGCTTGACCTCGGGGTTAGCAGCCCCGCAATATGGCCTATGACCCGGCACCGGGCAATCATCAAACGCCTTGGGGGTTACGTGGCACTTGCCGACCATCTCGGTTTGGACGCGGAGACCGTGAAATCCTGGAACAAGCAGGACCGCGGCATCCCGCCGCGCTACTGGGTGGACATCGCCAAGCTGGCCGATGTCACCCCCGAATACCTCCAGCGCACGAGCCCGAAGCCCTACCCGGCGGGGCGCAAATGACCGGCGATGACGACCGGCCCAGGCGCGTTGGTGGCGCCGCGGCGGGCGTCGCGATCCGCACCCCGGCACGCTACCGGCTGGTGGAGGAGCTGCAGCCAGAAGACGCGCTTCACGCCAGTGTGGCGGACGCGCTCGACAAGCTGCTGCTGCCACCAGCGCGGTGGACCACGTTCCCCGCCGGGTCCGTCCCGCTCCCGCCCCGTTATGCCGCCAAGTTGGCGCGGCTTGGTCTGAAGCGTGGTTGGCCCGACATCCAGATTGTCTGCCGCGGCCGTATCTGGGGCATCGAGTTGAAACGCCGCGGCGGCAAGCTCTCGCGCACACGGATCGTGCGGACCAGGCGTGGTGGGCTGCGCGAGCTGACGGGCCAGGAGGACGAGTTCCCGCGGCTGCGTGAGGCGGGCATGGAGATCGCCGTGTGCAGCACTGTGCCGGCCGTGCTGGCGTTCTTAACGGCCTGTGGGGTGCCCTTGAGGCCATACACGGACATGGCGGCATGATGGGCGTCCTCGACCTGTTCAGCGGCATCGGCGCGTTCAGCCTCGGGTTGGAGCGGGCGGGCATGCGGACGACGGCGTTCTGCGAGATCGATCCCTACTGCCGGCGGGTGCTGGCCAACGCGGTTGTGCCGCTGGCTCCAGAGTTGATCGGCCGCGCCATTCTGGAGGCTGCCGCATGAGCCTGCTGCGCGCCACGCTGATCACGCTGCTGTCGTGGGCGCTGGCGTTTGGCGCGACGTGGGTGGCGGTGATGGTGATGGCGCGATGAACCCTTGCCGCCCTTTGACTCGATGTTTTTTCAACCTGTGTCAGATCGTCTGCATTGTGCAAACGACTGTTCATCAAGGAGACTGACCATGAATGAAAACCATCTGCCGGCCATTCCGTTGCCGGCCACGCTTGAGGATATGCTGGCTCGGCGTAAAGGCGCCTCCTCCCGCACCCTCAACTCCTATGTCGATGAAATCCATAAGGGACTCTGGAGCGACTATTCGGACAAGCCAGAAGCTCTGGGAAAACGGTATCGTATGCTGCTCGATGCGGTTTATGACGAGCAGGCTGTGGAAGGCTCGTTGTCAATCGACAATGCTGAAGCGGCCCGCATTATCCGCAATCAAGCGGCAAAGGCCGGGTTCGATTACGTCGCCGCGCAGAAGCTGGCGCCAATCGTCAAGGCGCTGAACATCGTGCTGAAACGCTACAAGATGACCCGCAAAGAGCGCGCCGTTAGGATCAACGACAACGATCCGGTCGCCCCCGACGATATGTCCGAAGCAGCATAGTGAAACTCAGGGCGGCTCTTCGTGGGGCCGCCCATTTCGTCTTACTCACGTGAGTAAGACGCCTGGAGACGATCATGAATGACAGCTTGGACATATTGGCTCAAGAAATACGGGTGGACATCGCACGCCGCGAGCAGGGCAGTCAGGAGTGGACTGTTGGTACCATCAATCTTTGCCTGCACCTGGCAGCCGCTCGCGAGCAGTTCCCAGACAACGCCGGGTTCGGCAAATGGTGCGATTCCAACCAGCTCAAACTGAGCCCTCAGGATCGCGCTGCTGCGATCCTGATTGGACGCGACGCGTCGCGCTGCCGGGAGGTGCTAGCGGCAACGAAACGCCGATCACTGCGGCTCATCCACACTCACGATTACCGTCTTACCAGCGCTGGTAAGACGAAGCCAAACGCCGCCCGAGCCAGGGCCTTCGCGGCCTACGACCGCCGCAAGGCAGCCGGCGAGGAGCTGACGCACGAAGCTGTCGCTGAGGAGGCAGGCACCAGCGGCACCCCGGTCCGGGCTGTGTTCACAACGCGCGAGGCTGAGGCGGCGCTGGAGGCAAAGGCTACAGAGCGCGCACGGCTGCTGGAAGCCATCCGGCCACTTGAGGAAGAAACCCTGGTCTACATCCGCCACATGCCACAGGCCGACAAGAAGCGGCGCAAGAAGGAGATCGAGGAGTTCCACTACTGGATCAGGCAACAGGCAGCGGACATGTACGATGCCTGGATCAAGAAGTGGAAAGCGGACACCGGCGCCGACTTCTACGAGGCCAGGTTGGACAAGATGGAGAAGCTATTCGCCTCGTGGCCGCACTCCGTCATGCGCAGGAGCGAATACAATACGATCATGCGCTGCCTGCATCCGGATACCGCAGCAAGCCGCTCCGACGAACAACGCGCCGACGCGTTCCGGCTGTTCACCCAATACCGGCCAAAAATGGTCAGCGACCATTTTGAAGATGTAGCCAAGAAGGAGTTGACGGGCACATTGCCGAGGACGCTGGAAGAAATGCTGGCACGCAGAAGGGCGAAAGCCTGAAGCCATGAAGCTGTGCAAAGACTGCCGCTGGATCGAGTGGCCGGACAACAATCTGGAGCGGCGTCGCTACGAGGCGACTTGCGCGCATCCCACATCTTACCTGCCGGGAGAGTCTGACCTAGTGACCGGCGTTGCCGAGGCCCAGAAGCAACTGGCCTGTCAGACCTGCCGTCGGCTGAATGTGTTTGATCTGTGCGGGCCTGATGGTCGGTACTGGGAGGTGCCGCGATGACCTTCCGACTCAACGCATTCCGTGCCACAAACGAGAACGCCCCGGCGGGAACCGGGGCGAACTGTATCTATCAACCCGGCGAACGGGTGTGCAAACGGGACCTGACAGCCCCTTTTCAGCACGCCAGTTGCCGCAACGCAAGAGGTGTGCCTGATGCTCCCCGTCTATTCACGCAATCGTCGCGAGGGCCTGGCCCATCGGGCCAAGATCGAGCGGTGGATATTGCCCCGATTGCGGCCTGGGTGCCGCATTCCATCGGCCGCTTGGATGGGGCGGTTCCTGCACATCAGCCCAGGAGAGGGCGCTCGCCAGATGCGCCGGGTGCTGGCCGAGGCGGGAATTCAAACCGAGACGCGAGGCACATGGGGCGATCGGCGCGTCTACGTCGTGACCGCCGGGAGGGTTGCGCCATGACCCCGAGCGGATGGCATGACGACGCGCGCGACCGCGACGCAGGGCACGACGAGATGCAGATCGCGGTGTTTGATCACCTGCAGGGCAATCCTGTCGTTCGTGGGATGAACGGCTACGAAGACCGCATCGGCATGTACTTCGAGAGCCCGTTCTACGTGCGCGGTCACATCGTGGCATGGGGCGATATTGTCGAACTGTGGGAAAAACCGCAGTATGAGACTGCTAAAAAGCGCAGATATGTCGTGTGGGAGATCAAGCCGAAGATTTACAGTATCGGCGCGGTTATCCGTCAATGCAGGTCGTTGGCTGACGTTGTCGGGGCATCTCAGAAGGATCGTATGACCCGCGGTTCGTCCCACAATCTGTTTTATGACGACCCGATAGTTCTTCCGATTGTCCGATCGGACGACCCAAAGCTATCGATGTTGCGGCACGTATGTGACGCCATGGCATGGGACGGGGAGCGGCTGTCATGAGCGGCGTCCCTGCTTTTGCGTGGGCGATGGCTCGTGGCCGCGCGTTGAAGCTATCGGTCAGTGAGCGTATGCTGCTGATCGCGATTGCTGACTATGCCAACCCCGAAGGGGATTGCTGGGCGGGTCAGCAGACGCTGGCGGATGCCACCGGGTTGGATGAACGCTCCATCCGCAGGGTGGCAATCGCGTTAGAGAAGTTAGGCGTGATCAGTCTCGGCAAGCGCGGCCACCTCCGTGAATACCACCTCGTGCGTGGCAATGGCTCAGCCGATGAGCCGCCAATAAACCGGACACAGCGTCCGGTTACACCAACCGAACCGGACGCTGTGTCCGATCACTTACCGGACACGATAGCCGGTATAGACCCCAAACCGGACAAGGCGTCCGATAAGATCGTGCCTGCATACCGGATACCAGGTCCGGTTCAGACCCTCGAACCGGACATTCTGCGCATCGAACCGGACACAGTGTCCGCAGAACCTAAGAAAGACCCAAGTAAGGAAGAAAGAAAGGAAGAACACCCCCCAATCCCCCCTCGTGCCGAGGGGGGCCGTGTGTCTGACCCGGCTGATTTCGATGCGTTTTGGCAACTCTATCCCAGGAAGGTCGGCCGTCTCGTCGCCGCCAAGGCGTTCGCCGCCGCTGTTAATCGCGGTAACAAAGCCGACGACATCATCACCGCCGTCGCCGCCTACCCCTTCAGCCCCAACCCCCAATACCAGCCTCACCCAACGACCTGGCTCCGTGAAGGCCGCTGGCTCGATGCGGTCGACAGCTTCGACCCCGTGCTGCGCGCCGCCGGCCTCAGCCCCGAGGACTTCCGTTCACCCGGAGGGCTGCTGCAATGAAAAACCGCCAGCAATGGGCCGCCATGCTCGCCAAACTCGTGGCGCCAATGGACGCAACACGAGCAGCCAAGGCACTCGCGGATATGCTGCCAATGCTTGCCGACTTTCCCGACGCCGCGTTCTGCCTCGACAGCCTCGATGCCGTCGCCACCAAGTGCAGGTTCGCCCCGTCCTACGCCGAATTGCGCGGCCATCTCGCTGACTGGTGGAAGGCCCACCGGCCTCCGTTGCACGCCATCGAAACCGACCAATCGGCCAGCGCGGTTCAGGCCGGGCGTGACCGCGAAGACCGTGAAAGCTGGGAAGGCATCACAGCAGCCCAGGTGCGGGCAAAAGTCCGCGCCTTGGAGGGTATCATAGCGCCAGGTTGGCGCGGCATCCTGGCCCACGCTCTGGCCAAAAACGCTCCACACCACCTCGGCCTGATACCGCCGGAATGGCTCAAGGATGTCGCCGAACCACCAGAACGCGCCAAACTCCGCGCCGCCGCCGCCGAGATCAACGCCCAAGTCCGCCGGGGCCCAACCGATGCCGCTTGACGCCAGCCAGCCGCAGTGCGTAGCTACACAACCTGCCGCGGCCGACCCGGCGTGCATTCGCGTGGAACACCTTCGCTGGGCCGTCCTCGCAACCTACCCGAAAGCCGAAGCCTGGGCCGAGCAGAACCTCCAACAACGCGGCTACAACCCTTTCCTGCCACGCTATCTCGCCAAGGTCCGGGATCGCTCATTGCCAACCATCACCCGATTGGTGGAACGCCCGCTGTTCCCCGGTTACATCTTCTGCCAACACAACCCACCAGACCCATGGCGCCCAATCCGCTTCTGCCCAGGCATCCGCGCCAACCTCATCGGCGGCAAAGGGATCCAGTATGCCAACAGCGAGGCTGTGGTGAGGCTACAGGCCGTTCAGGAGCTGGCCGCTACCCAACCATCAGAAACCAGCCATTGGCACCTGGGCGACGCTGTGGCGCCTCGCGTGGGGCCGTTCAGTGGGCTGCCAGGGGTGGTAATCGCACTGCGGGAGGAAAACGCCACCGTCGGCATCCTCTTCCTCGGACAACTCCGCGAAGTCGTCTACCCGTTCGACGCACTCGCCGAACGTCAGGACTACTAGCCAGCCTCCAACGCCTCAACACAGCGCGTGATCGCGTCCAGCGCATGCTGAATGTCCGTGTCAGTCTCAGTGCGGCCGAGAAGTAGCCGCTGGCCAGCCAACACCGCCCGCTCAACCCGCTCCAGCCGACGCTCAATGCCAACCAGGCGGCCCGTAACGTCCCCCTGCTGCTCCAGCATCCGCTCCATCAGCACCTGCAACATCGCCAACGACGGTTCCAGCATCACTCGCGCTCCTGCTCACGCAGCGCCGCTCGCGCCGCCCGAACCATCCACACACTCAACGACTGCCCAGCCTCGTCAGCCGCAGCCCGTATCCGTTGGTCCAACTCCCCCGACACGTAGATCGTGATCCGGGTGTTCGCCGTAGCCGCCGGCGGTAATGCCTCACTCATCACGCAACTCCGTTCAGGAACGAATTCGCAGCAAGGATCGTGCTGTATTCAGCGCGGGCCGCCTTCGCAGCATCCGTGTCGCCAGCCGCGTAAGCCGCCGATGCAGTCTCAGCGAAAGCAGCAGCTTGCAACACTGGACCCGTGACGTGATCCATCCGGCCCGGCGCCTTCGCCTCCTGACGATCAGCAAACGCCCGCAGCTTGGCAGCGAACTCAGCAAAGCTGGCGGCACGGCCGAGGCTCAGTTGGTCGGTCATCGCTCAACCCTCCATCCGGACACCTCACGCCGCCTCGCACATGAACTGCCCAGCACCGTGGTTCTTGCCACCGCAACTGCACTCACACAGAAACCCAGTCGCGTTCAGGCAACGCGCATCGCACTTGTGCTGCGAAGGGTTCCGCTTCCGCTCGATCTTCCGCGTGGCGTTCATCTTGGAACCGTCCGGCGCCGTGCCGATGAAGTGGGCTGCGCGGGTCGAGATGTGACCGTCGTGGTAGACGTTGGAAAGCTGAACTGCGGTTCCGTTGAGGTCTGCGAAGTAGCGGTAAAGGGCCATCGTGGTGTCTCCAGTTTCGATGACCACATATAACCACAGGTGTGGATTGGTGTCAACAGGTGTGGATGTGGATAAATGTTTGTGTGATGGCACCTAGCCGATAGGAACGGAGCGTAAGCGGTTGTTAACTCTTGAGCGGCCAAGTAGAAAACAAGGCGGGCGACCACTTGGTAGCGCAAATAGCGTCAATGCCGATGTCCGCGGAATGGTGCTGCAAGCCCTACATCGCGTTGGCGGCGTGCGCTATCTGGCCGAGCAAGCCATCGCTAATCCAACCACATTCATGACGCTGCTTGCTAAGGTGATGCCAGCTCATATCGTGTCGCCGCCAGGCACGCATCTGCATCTGCATCTTGAAGCTGCAATGCAGATCTCGAAGGAGATGCAGCAACAGCCAAAGCGCACAATAACCATTGAGCCGCAGGCACAAGATGCACCATCAGGCTCTTTGCTCGATGCACCATTGCCCGAGGAATAGCGCGCTCTATGTATCTACACCTGCATGTGCTGACAGCGGTATATACATAGCGATGTAGCATGCGCTCCTGATTGGCAATCAGTGGATCATCGCAATGATATCAATGCGTTACGCTACGTCTGACCACATGGGGCTTCAGTGGGGCTTCAACGTAGTGCCGATCAGGGTGCGCGCCGCGCTGGCACAGAGTAGTGAACCGACACAGCCCACATCGATGCAGACCAGCACGATGCACGTAGCAGCACCAACGCTCTAGCCGCATCGCATCACCACCACGATCGAGGGGGTGTTGGTGCCCCCCTTCACACGGCATCGACTGACACCCACGCCCACCCTCACACCGAAATTTTTGGCGCAAAATCTGATGTATACACACTCTGATATACAGCGATCTGAGCTTCGTAAGCGTGCTCGAGAGGCGTTGGATAAGACGTTGAGTGGGGAGGAACCGACGGCGGCGTTTCAGTTTGTGAATAACGTTGGTCCGAATGAGGCGGCGTATGTGTTGACGTTGCCGAAGGGGGTGCAGCGGGATTTGTATGAGGCTCGTCGGCTGGACAATGTTGCGCGTCGTGGGGGTCGGATTGCATGACGATTGGGTTTATGATCCAGGGGGGAGGTGTGCGATAATGAACTGGCTGCGGCAGGCGCAACTGATCGCCAAAGTGAGATGGCTGGGACAGCGACGTGGCCACTCCGCCTCGACCCGAAGGTACATGGGGCCGCAGTCATGAACCTTGTGTTGCTGATTGTTATTCTGATTGTGTTGTTTGGGTTTGGCGGGGGGTATTACGGGTATCGTGGTGGGTATTACGGCCCGCAGGCGTTTGGTGGGGTGGGGTTGGTGCTGCTGATCAT